GCAGGGGTCAAAACCGCGCGTGTTCGTGGGCGTGGCGTGTTCAAAGACGCTGCGAGTGACGCGCGTATGAGAGAGCTGTTCTTTGCAGGGGATGTTACGCGCTGGCAGCTCGTTATCCCCGGTTTGGGAAAACTGATCGGGCCATTGCAAATCAGTGAACTGAAATGGGGCGGCGAGTATAATGGTGAAGCGACATTTTCGATTGAGCTTGCCAGCGCCGGCGCTTTAGCATTTGAGGCGGCAGTATGAACGGCGCACGAGGCGAAGTCGCGCTTATTATAAATGGCAGCGAGCGAAAGCTGTGTCTAACACTAGGTGCCTTAGCTGAGATCGAGACGACGTTTGGGTGCACTTCGATGGCGGAGTTGCAAGCGCGGTTGAAGCGTTTGTCGGCGGCGGAACTTATGCAAGTTCTCAGTGCGCTCTTAAACGGGGGCGGCGAGACGGTTGCTGACCTAAAAGATGTTTCGCCAAGCGCTGCTGCCAAGGCTGTGGCGGAGGCCTTTCATGCTGCCTTGGTCTGAGATGTGGCGCGCTGCGCTAAGTGCGGGAATTAGCCCGGATGTATTCTGGTCTCTCTCGCTTCGCGAGTGGCGCTGGCTGAGTGGTAATGGACAAAGAAATCTTCAAGCGGATGGCTTGAAAGCGCTGATGGAGACATTTCCAGATGACTGATTTTGAACAGGAATTAGAAGCGGCAAGTTCTGCGCTATCGGCGCTAGCGGAAGGGCCAGGACAACAAGCAGCCGAAGTTTTGGAGCAAGCTTTTGCGAAAGCGGGCCAGAGCATAGAGCAGGCGCTTGGACGTGCGGCGCAGTCGGGAGAGTTGGATTTCCGGCGGATGGCTGAGAGTGTTCTGGCGGATCTTGCGCGGATTGCGGCTGAGGCGGTGATTACGCGCTCCGGCCTTGGAGGCGGCGGGCAAACCGTCAATCTTAACATGTCACTTGGAGCAGGCGCTGATGCGGGGTCTGTCGTCGGTGCAGCAGGGTCGATTGCAACCGCTATTGCCGGAGCGGCCGCGCGCGGTGGGAGGTTTGCATGAGTGGATTTCATGATGTGAGATTTCCAATTCGCTTGGCGCTGGGCGCGACAGGTGGACCGGAACGGCGCACAGAAATTCTAACCTTGGCAAGCGGACGTGAGGTTAGAAATGCCGTTTGGGCCAATGCCCGTCGACGCTGGGATGTTGGCAGCGCGATCAGCGACCTTGCTGGACTATATGAATTAGTTAGCTTCTTTGAAGCGCGAAAGGGACGCCTCCATGGGTTTCGTTTTCGCGACCCAATGGATCACACTAGCGCGCCGCCAGGAGTGGCTGTGTCCTCAGAAGATCAGATTATCGGTACGGGAGACGATGTTAGATCGCGCTTCAAACTGCGTAAGGATTATGGCGGTACGCTGAGGGCCATTTCCAAGCCGGTGGTCACGTCGCTGCGGGTTGGTATTGATGGCGTGGAGCCTAACACCGGATGGAGCTTTGACCCTGAAGTAGGGGAGATCGTGTTTGATGTGCCACCAGAAACCGGGGCGATTATCTCAGCTGGGTTTGAGTTCGACTGCGCTGTTCGTTTTGAAAGCGATCAAATGCAAGCGGTTGTTGAGGCCTTTGGCGCCGGACGTGTTGCTAGTCTTGCGCTGGTCGAGTTAATTTAGGACTGATTATGAAACAGATACCAGACGCACTTGCCGCCCGCTTGGGCGGTGAGGTGACGACTCTATGCCTGTGTTGGCAGCTAACCCGCAAGGACGGCGCAATCTTTGGTTTAACGGACCATGATCGTTCTTTGGAGATTGATGACGTAACCTTTGATCCGGGCCTCGGCGTTGAGGCGGGCAGTTTCACGCAGTCGGAAAGTTTGAAGCCCGGTCGCGGCGCGGCTGGCGGGGTTCTGTCCAATAATTTTATTGTCGAGGATGACCTTCTCGAGGGCCTATGGGACATGTGCGCCGTCAATGTTTACCGAGTTGACTGGGAGCGGCCCGACTTGGGTAAGGTATTCATATGGTCAGGTTATCTGAGTGAAATTTCCTATACGCCTGCCGGCTCGTTTGAAGCTGAATTGATCTCGTTGAAATCGGATCTCGAGCGACCGATCGGGCGCGTTATGCAGAAACAGTGTGATGCATCCCTTGGCGATGCGCGCTGTGGGGTTTCTGCAGACGGTCGTACCTGTGATCAGCGGTTTGAAACGTGCCGCGATGTCTTTGCAAATACCGAGAACTTTCGCGGATTTCCGCACATGCCCGGGACCGATTTCGTTCTGTCGGGTCCTTCATCTAACCGAAATGATGGCGGCAGACGATGA